GTCCAACCATCAAAGGGGTCGGGTTGGCGGCGACTGAGTCAGCTTCAGCTGACGAAGGTAGCCTGGCCAAACCCGGACCCGATTCGGCGGAAACAACTTCGCGCGTTTTAGCTTCATTTAACGGGACGTGCCGTCCCGTACCCTTGCCTAACGTAGGGCTCGGAACTTCTTCGGAACTGAGGAACTTATGAGGAATTTCTGAAGAAGAACTTCTTCGGAACTTCTGAAGTTCTTCTTCAGAGCAACATTCATCGGACTCGGCGAGGCCTTCCACGACAGCCCAGGCCAAAGCCAGGTGCAAAGCGCGCATTGGCACCCGGGAAAGCAGGTACACAGAGTCCAAGGACTGGATCTCTCCAATAGGTGCCGAAGACAGCGCCACCCATTGCATCGCGCACCACCCAAGCCAGATCTCAGCACCGAACCCGGACTCCATTAGCCGCACCCATTGTGCGTACAGATTCGCGTCACCAGCCCACGGCATCGTGAGCCGTGACCATTTCATTCCGTACTGCTTTCCGGTCTTCGGGTTTCGGTAGCGTTCGATGTCACTGCGTACGCAGCCTAGTGCTTCGTCATGGATCTTGATCACGGTAGGACTCCAAAGAGAAGAGGCCGAGAGCTCCAGGGCGACCAAACCCAGCCACATACGTGGTCTGTCCCGCGTCTCCGCGGACCCGAGCTCTCGGCCATCGAGAACGATGGTGGCGCAGGTTGGTCGTCCGCGCAGTAGTAGTGTATCCTGGAAGTCGATGAAAGTCAAGGCCTTCGACGAAATAAGTTGCGAGCGGCCTACGACAGCACTATATTCATGACTCGTAGGAACTCAAAGAGGGGCGCCGGGTGGAGTTTACTCTGCTCGGCGTTTTTGCTTGACTTCCATCCGCGGATCCGGTATACTTATCCATGAAACCGGACTCATCTGCGAATCCTACGTGACCACGCCCTCTTCCAACGCCTGTGCCGGCACGACCCGGACCGAGCCTCCCTCCTACGACCACGAACCTCTGACGACACCACGCCTACCTCCAGTGGCATCATACAACATCAGATCACCTATGCGCCCTGCTAACCCCAGGGCTTTCTTCGTTTTGAGTTTTCGAACCTTGTAAATCAATTCATAGCAGGTCAGAACACCAGTGACCTGAACACAGCACCAAAGGATCATAGCATGCCCACAGAACCCATCCCAGGACCAACGTTCGAATCCGGCATCGCCGAGGTTCCGTTGATCAAGATCACAGGCTTGCGCTCCGACAGCGACTACTGCGCGTTGGAACTGACGCTCCTGTTTCCGCGTCTGCACAAGTGTGAGATCGAAGGCATCGTCTCCGGTGCCAGTCACTGCTTGATCCAGGACCGGTACCGCAAGATCTCGCATATCATGCGCATCTCCCGGCCGAACCGCATCGAGAACTATCCAGCCTTCGATGCTCACCTACGTCAGCTCGTCCGACGTGGCCTTTGATGCACCACACCGTCGTAGTCACAGAGCAAGGAATCAACATCATGCCCACCAACACCGTCGTCAGCTGTCTCAAGATCCCAGTCTACGTAGACTGGTTGAAGAAGCACTACCCCGACGTCCGTGACAATCCCGAAGCCCGCAGTCGCGCTGTAGGACCGGACGACGTGGTCGTGGGTGCGTGGCCGCTCTACGTCATGCGTGCGGGATCGGTCTACGCCGGCATCGAATACAGCAAGCGCCCATCGAGCATGCTCAGCACCGTCGAGGACATGGAAGCCCACGGCGCGCACCTGGAGTACTTCCAGGTCCTGACCGAGGGTGAAGTCTCTCAACTGATCGATCTCGCTCGGGAGCAGCCTCGCCTGCCCACGCACGAGCTCCTACGCGCAGTCCGCGCCCATTGAACCCACAACCGGAGAATACCATGGCTGAGAAGAGTGCACTGGAAAAGATCTACGACCACCTGTTCGAGATCACACAGATCGACCCCAGGTTCAAAATCTCCTCCGAGGAGAAGTACACCTTGACCCAGACCGAAGGTGACGTCACGCAGACCGTCGCCGCGTTCATCCAGGTCGACGGCAGTACTTACGTCGTGTACAAGCACGACGGTGTCATCGTCCAGGAACACGCGGTGCAGGACTTCGGCACCTGGTTCCCGACAGCGCTGGGCGACACCCCAGAGCTTGAGCTTCCTCCCGCGACCTGACCGTCGTTGCCTCCCAAGCCTAGGTGCGGATCCCAGTCCGTGCACGCTCAAACCCGGGAGGCCTATCCACCAAAGCACCACAGCACACAAAGGACAACAGCATGGCTACGGAACCGATCCCACAACTGCAACCCCGCAAACACCTCGCCGACGCCATCACCAAGCTGCTTTCGCACGGCACCCGCACCGTTGAGTTCCGCCTCGGGTCCCGCTTCGACGGCTACGGTCCCGCGGCCGTAGTCAGGGTTGGTATCGAACACCGGGGTACACGATACATGGGTAACGCATTCGTCCGTGTGAGTCCGATGCTGAAGATCCCGGACCAAGCGTACATAGAAGCCATCGACAACGCCCACGCCGCGGCACAGGTACAGCAGCTCCGTAATGGTTGAGCCACATGCTGTACCTAGAGACGGCAACGACCTGTACGCCGCACTCATCAACGCCCATGTACCACCACAGCGCGCAGACGCCATCCTCACCCAACACAACCTCACTCGCTGCTACTTCGGCGAATTCTCGGACGTTGATGTGATGGACCTGCAGGAGACAGTACCATGGCCACGGAACCGGATCTAGCTCAGGATCGCGTGATCGATCTCAAGGCACCGCAGTACCTGCGATCTGTGCGCAAGTACACGGAACGCGGCATCACCCAGGAAGCGTTGTTCCGCATCCTATCCTACCACCACATTCACATCACCGTCCACTTCGACCCGCCCACGCATCCAAACTGTAGGTGCGTAGACATCGCGGTCCCAAACCACGACCGCCTTGTGACCTGGAAGTTCGTGTGAGCGCGGAGCCGTTCACTACATCCGTATCCCGTGACACCTGGGAGCGGGCGTGCAACGCCTTGGCTCCGCTACCGCTACCGCAACGGCTACACATCCTCGCCGGGCATGGAATACGCCCGAGCCGGAACTACCTGTACCTGAAGACCGAAACCGTAGTCGGCTCCAACGGCTGGTTCCAGGAGCAGTACCAGCTACAGCCTAGATTCCAATGATCTAAAAGCAACTCCTAGAGATCGGACCCGGCAAGGGCCACTCCAGGAGCAAACATGTCCGCACCTAAACCAGCGCCGCCGGTATCAAAGTCGATACCTAAGCCGGCACCGAAACCCGCACCAGCAGCTGCTCCCGCCGTACGTACAGCACCTGTACCGGCACCTGTACCAGCACCAGTTCCAAAGTTAGTACTTCCAGGCAAGCCACCACAAGCTGTACCAGCACCAGCTGGGCGTAAGCGTGGGCCAACGAAGAACGTTGGGGTCTCAGCGAGACGCAGGGAGAAGCAACGCGCTGAAGGAAAGCTGGGGCCAGCTAAGCAAGCACCGAAGCCAGGATCATGGAAGCCCGGCCAACAAGGCACGAAGGACTTCTACGCCAACGTGCGCAAGGAGATGCAGATCCCAAACATCATCCGGACCATGTTGGAGATGGACCCGGAGCAGCTGGAGCATCCGACGAACCTGAATCGGTTGGAGTGGTGTCGCATGCTTGTGCTTGGTGTGAACGCCGGCTCGGTCAAGCATCTGAAGATCCTGCTCGAACGTTGGGGTGGTGCCGTGGCACAGTCCGTACGCATCACCAATCCCGACGGCAGCCTGAACCCGAAGCCGCAGTACGACCTGAAGGCGCTGAGCCTGGCGGACAAGAAGGCCTTGCGCGCGATCCTGGCAAAGACAGGTACAGATGTCACTGCCGACGATTGAGGAACTGGATCGCGAGATATTTCGTGAGAGCTTCTGGGACTTCACCTTGGCGGCGTGGCCCGTCGTCTATGGCAAGCCATGTGTACCGAACTGGCATCTGGAGTACATGGCCGCCGTGATCCAGTCCTCGGTGCTGACGCCATGCTCACGCACGATCATCAACGTGTTCCCGCGCTCAGGCAAGTCCAGCCTGTTGTCGGTGCTGCTGACACCATGGATGTGGCTCAGTGACCCCACCTGGTCGAGCCTGAACGTCGCTGGTAGCCTCACACTAGGTACACGTGACTCCCGCCGTGCTCGTGAGTTGATCCAGTCCCAGTGGTACCAATCCCTGCAGCCGCAGTTCGAATTCGCGAGTGATCAGAACGAGAAGATCAACTACGTCACCACACGTGGTGGTTGCCGGTTGACGATGCCGATCGGCGCCAGCATTACCGGTCTCGACGGTGACTTCGTCGCGATCGATGATCCCAACGATGCTAGTGCGATCTCGGAGTCGGCGTTGAATGATGTGTGGGATACGTACACGATGGCGTTGAGCAACCGGCTCAAGGATCCAAGCCAGGGTTCGATCCTGATCAGCCAGCAGCGCACGCACATGAACGACCTCACCGGGCACTTGATGGATGTTGAGCCCGAGGAGTGGCAGCAGCACGTCATCCGTTGCGAGTACGAACCCAACGATGAGAACCCGTGTCCTGCGGATCCACGTACGATCGCTGGTGAGCTTGCGTTTCCGGCACGGCTGCCACAGCGGTACATCGACGGCGAGAAGACGAAGAAGCGCTTCTACTACTCCGGGCAGTACCAGCAGCGTCCGGTGCCCATCAGTGGTGGCATGTTCGACGTGGATCAGATGGAGATCGTGGACTTCATCCCAGCCGGCACACCACGTACCTGCGACGTCCGGGCCTGGGACTTCGCCTACTCCGAGGAGAAGAACGACTACACCGCCAGCTGCTACGCCACGATGACTGACGACGACTACAGCCTGATGTACATCATCGACGTCTCGGAGAAGCAGGTGCGTAACCCGTTGACGGAGATGGCGAAGAAGTTGGAGCTGGACAACACCAGCACCCACGTCTACTTCCCGCGTGACCCAGCTGCCGGCAACCGCGTCGCTGACGAAGCTGGTAACCTGTGCATCGGCCGATGCTTCTCCGACTTCCGCCCGGTAACGAAGAAGGAAGAGTCGTGGCTCGGATTCGAATCCTGGGTCAACGCCGGTCGCGTGCGTCTTGTGCGTGGGGCCTGGAACGAAGGATTCAAAGACCAACTCCGCATCGCACCACGCGGAGCACACGATGACAAGATCGACGCCGCGACCGCCGCGTTCGAGTATCTGCGCGCTCGTGGCAGCGGAGAAGTCCACATCGGATACCGATGAGTTTTCCAGTACGTACATGCAACTCAACCCAGGAGACCTAACACCATGGCGACACCGACTCGAGCTCCCGTTCCCACCGCACCAACAGCACCGAACCGCAAGGCGCCGGCTCCTTTGGTGTATTCACCATCCAACATCGGTTTGGCTTCAGCCATCAAAGCCGGCATGGTTTCGATGCGACCGCACGACGAGACCATCGCCCGCGCCGGCATCAACACCATCGTAAACCAGGCGTTGACTGTGATGTTCGAGCAGATGTCCCAACGAAACCCAGGCTATTTCAAAGCTCCAAAGCCCGTAGCCGAGACCTGAAGGAAGACGCATGTCGAAGCCCAGGACGCGTAAGCCACAGTCTGTGACCCCTGTCGAGACCAAGTCCGGTCCGATGGTGCCGAACATGGACCCGCTGTTCAATGCTCCTCCGCGTTTCTGGGCCATGAAAGGTGGGGCATCGTACGCGGGACCGCTTGTGTACCGGGCGACGGACATCATCGCCAGCTACACCAAGTCCGCCAAGTCGGTCTGGGTGACGCCCACCGACGACACCGACTTCATCGAACTCCGTGACAACGATCCCGTACACAAGCTGTTCGACGCACCGAACAGCTTGATGTCGTGGGGTGAGATGCGCTACGCCTGCGAGACCTATAGGCTGCTGCAGGGTGGATGGATCGCGCTGTGTATCGGCATGGACGGACGGCCGACAAACGGGTTCCCGATCTCGATCCTGCTGTTCCCGATCTCGGGTTGGGTGCGTACGGCACAAGGTCAACGCATTACCAATGACGGTGAGTACTACCGCACTGACGGCTGGCGCAACGACCAACTCCAGGTTCAGGTTCAGGACGACGAATGCGTGGCGATGCTCAACTTCGATCCAAGCCTGCGCTTCCGTCCCGCATCTGCCGCGGGCTTTGCCGCGCTTCCGGCCCAGGTGCAGCAGATGGTGCTGCTGTACCAGCAGGCGCTGCTCTCCAATGACAACCGTCCGGGCATGGTCATCTCCGCGGACAAGACGGTCAAGGAAGACAACCGCTCCAGACTCGAAGCGGAGATGATGTCCAACTACGGTGGTGTGATCAACGCCGGCCGTACCATGTTCCTGTCCGGCGATAAGATGGATTGGAAGGTGACGCCGATCGACTCATTGAAGCTGACGGAGATCGCCAGTCGCGAGTACAGCCGTGATCTTGAGCAACAAGTGGGTGTCGCGTTTGGTATCCCCGAGCTCATCCTCATCGGCAGCGCCGAGCACGCGAACAAGGAAAGCTCACGATCGATCGAATCCGGATTCCTTGTACGTACGATTGAGCCGGCCATGCTCAGTTTCGACGACATCTGGAACCGCAAGTTCTTTCGTCGTTTGGATCTTCCGGTTCGCATGCATCTGGATCCGTGGTCGCTGTCCGCGTTCCGCGCCGTGGCGTTGGATCGTATGGACTTGGTCAAGGCCAGGCTCGAGACCGGTGACACACCCGAAGCCGCGTACAAGTTCTCCGGGATCCCGTACACCGCGAACAAGCAGTCACAGAAGCCAACGCTCGCTTCCACAATCCTTCAGGTCCAGGACGAGCCGAAGCCACAGCCGATCCCGCCCGCCTTGGCTGGGTTCGCTGGCAAGCCCGTAGACGCCCTTGCGGCGCCGAAGGTACCGGACGTGGTGGAGAAGCCCAATACCGACGCCGGTGAGTCCTCACACGAGCAGGAGTCGGCCCAGGCAAAGCCGGTGGCGAAGAAGTCGTACATTAACGTGCTGGAGCAGACCCGCATCGCGGTCAAGCGCATCCAGTCCCAGGCCAGTCAGAAGCGTCGCGCTTTGGCGGATTCGATCTGGGCCAAGTGCGTGACCCCGCACGAACCTTCCATGGTCAAGGTGACACAGAAGTGCGTACGGCATCAGCAGGGTGAAGTGCTGAAGAAGCTCACGTACTTCATGAACACCGGCCGTCACCTAACCAAGGACTCACGTGAACTCCTCGACCGCTCGATCTGGATCGAACTGGCTACGAAAGCTGCACCGAAGATCCCAGGTGTCGGCGACCTTGACTCCTTCCTTCCAGACGACGACAAGTCCAATGCCGAGCTTCGCATGTCCTGGCGTGCGCTATTCGACGACGTCCGCAAGTCCACAGAGACACAGGTGGAGTCCGAGCTTGGCGACATCTCCGGGTGGATCGGCACCGCGCCGGAGGAACACCGTAACATCGCACTTGATCGTCTTGGCGATGTTGTTGATGTCAATGAAACGACTCGCAAACAGCTGAAGGCAACGATGGAGCGTACACTCGGCGACTACGCCGGTGCGACTCCGATCCAGATCGCCGAAGCACTGCGCGCCGAAGTCAAGACCGTGTTCGATCACGCCATCACCCGCGCCAACACTGTCGCACGTACCGAACTCGGCAACGTCATGGGCGACTACCGCTCCGCGATCATGGCCGCGAACGGTGTGGAGAAGGTGCGTTGGATCAGTGCCCACGACAACCACGTACGCGAATCTCACCAGAAGTGTGACGCCCAAGGCGCGATTCCGATGGGTCAGAAGTTCAGCAACGGACTGCGTCGGCCGCACGATCCAGAGGGTGAAGCTTCGGAAGTGATCAACTGCCGCTGCGTACTCGTCGCAGCCTGAGTTTTTGCATACGCACGCGCAACTCCTGGAGAATGAACATGCCTGCTACTGAAACAAAAACCGCACGCGTCATCGCCACCAAGGCATCAGACGCCGGCCTGGATCTGAAGCAGATCGAGGCGCTCATGATCGCGCGCGGCATCGATCCCAACGAGATCTCTCCCGAGGTTGTGGCGTCGCGGTTCATCCGTGTCAAGGCATCAGACGAGACCGTTGACGGCATCGGTGACGTTGTACGCTACGACGCTTGGGACCTGGACGCGTGGTTGAACAACCCCGCTCTGTTCATGGATCACAAGCAGGAGCGGCCACACACCACCGCACGTGGCCTGCAGGCCTTCGTCGACACCACAGACAAAGGTCTGTACATCGACGCCTTCTTCCTGCCGCAGCAGCTGGACAAGTTCGGCCTCGGTGAGTTCACGTACCAGATGTACAAGTCCGGCTGTGCCAAGGACGTCAGCATCGGCGCCATCCCGGCACAGTCTCACCGCGCCACACAGTCCGATGTCACCGCATTCGGACCGAGTGTGCGCCGGGTCTGGGACAAGGCCATCCTCAAGGAAGTCAGCTTCGTCGGCATCGGCATGAACGATGCGGCCAAGATCACAGCGATCGCCAAGTCCGCCAACTCCAACGAGATCGATATCGCGGTCCTGGAGAATGTAGCGGACGGCGAGTACGGGGATTGGACCATTGCAGCCAAGGCGGCGTTGATGACGGTGAAGGCCATGCGTACACTGGAGCCCACACCAGCACCAGTTCCGGAGCCGGCATCGGTGACGAACATCGTCAACCAGGTCGACCCCGAGATCAAGTCCATGCTGCTCGGCATGTCCCAGCGCCTGGCCGCACAGGAGCAGACACAGAAGCAGCTCATGCGTCAGCTCCGCACCAAGTCCGAAGTCAAGGACGACCAGATCACCATCTCTCTTTCCGATCTCGAGACCGTGCTTACGTACATCGGGTCCGCCGTCGAAATCCTCGGCGCGTTGATGCCCGCGCGTGAAGACGATGTCGACGATCTCATCACCGAAGATGACGCAGCACCAGTGATCACCGACGGTGACAAGTGCGACGCCAACAAAGAAGACCAAGCAGCTACCAGACCGGAAGTCCAGCGGTTGGAAGCGGCAGTCCAAAACGTGCGCGTATCCCGCGCACAAGTCAACTGAACACCAACCCTGGAGAAAAGATCATGCCCAACGAGATCAAGCCCGAAACCATCGAGCAGCTCACTCAGGACTACAAGTCCGCAGTGGTCACGCTCGAGCGCGTACCTGGAATGGAAGTCGAAGTCGCTCAGCTGCGCAAGTCGCTGAACGCCATCGAAGACCACATGAAGAAGTCCGCAGAGCGCAAGTCGTTCCTGACCGTCGGCGCCCGCGCCAACACCGAGGAAGACCGCAAGCTCGCACTCGGCGCCCTGCTCAAGGGAATGGCCGCGCACCACCTCTCCACCACGAACCATGCCGAGCCCAGCGTCGGTCGTCTTGACCTCAAGAACGACATGTCGTGCAAGCGCTTCGGCTACGTCGGTGAAGAGCGCGAGATCGCCGAGCACATGCTCGAGAAGGCGGCTTCGTTCTCCCTGGCATCCCAGGACACTTCCGGTGGCGTCTTCATCAACCACGAGGTCCTCGGCGATCAGTGGATCAAGAAGCTGCGTCCGAACGAGAAGACCATCTTCCAGGCCGGCGCCCGGATGATCGACCTTCCCGCTGGCACCGGCAACATCACCGTGCCTCGTCAGACCTCGCTGGCTTCGGTCGGCAACGTCTCCGAAACCGGACAACTGATCAGTACCTCTGTGGGCTGGGAAAACGTGTCCGTCACGCCTCACCGCGTCGGCGCCACCGGGCTCCTGTCCAAGCGTCTGCTGTTCAGCGCCTCCGAGTACGAGCGCATCTTCGGCGATGAAGTGCTGTACAGCCTGAACCGCCAGGTCCAGAACACTGTGCTGTACGGATCCGGCGACAACGGCGCCATCCGCGGTTTGCTGTACGATCCTCTCGTCGCCAAGGTCTACCTCGGCAACGCCGGTTCCACCAGTGCCGGTTCCGCGGGCAAGATCCTGACCTACCTGGACGCGAACCTGATGGAAGACCTGATCGCCGAGGCCAACGGCCGCGTCGACGGGTTCAGCATCCTCGCGATCCCGCAGGTCATCCGCAACATGAAGAACAGCGTGATCAACAGCAATGGCACGTTCAACCTGTCGCCCGAGGGAACTCTGGCTTCGGATTCGAACCTCAAGGCTGCGCTGGGTGCCGACCGTTCGTTCTTCCGCCTCACCGATCTGCGCTCTGGGCGTACCGTTGGCACGTCCAGCGACTGCTCGGACGTGTTCTTCGGTCAGTTCGACAACATCAACGTGTACACCTGGGGTGGCATCCAGGTCAAGGTCAGCGACACCGCTGTCGTTCAGGGTCTGTCCGCATTCGAGCGCAACGCGATCGCACTCGCGGCCGATCTCGAGTACGGCGTGATCAACCGTCAGCCTGCGGAGCTGTTCGTCGCCCTCGACGCACGCGCCGCCCTGGCCACCGGAGCCTGATCCTCCTAGGGAGCGGTAAAACGCCGCTCCCTTCTTTCCTTTCCATCCCACTCAGGAGAACATCTCATGTCCGTGAACTCTCAGAACTTCGCTGCCGGTGTTGCACCGGTCGTGACCATCGCCCCTCAAACCGTGGCTTCGGCCAGCTCGGTGAACGGCAGCAAGATCACGCTCGCAGGTCAGTCGATCTGTGGCGTCGAAGCCGCCTTCCTCGTCGCTGTCGGATCCGTCGGTGGAGGCACTGTGACTGCGAAGTTGCAGTACTCCGACGACGACGGAAGCTCGTACTCCGACTACACCGGCGCCAGCCTGGTGTTCTCGGCGGCCGGCGCCAAGGCGATCAGCATCGGTACCGACCTGTTCGCACACGACACGATCCGCATCGTCCTCACGACCACCGGCACCAACGCCACCGTGGCCGCGATCTACACCCCGTATCAGCTCCTGGTGTCGCCTCCGTCGACCTTCGTCAGCGGAACCGACTACCTGGCGTTCGGTAACTAAGGCGGCCTGCAGATGTTGATGTCGACTCTTGAGCGTTGTCTCCAAGCAGCTGATCTGTTCGATGGTTCGTTCAACGAGACCACCAAGCAGGCACGCCGTGACTTCGCTCGGGAGTTGGCGTCGACTTCGCAGATCGTTGAGCGCTACATCAACGTCCCACTGCAGGTGGAGACGTTCACAGATGCTCTGGGTAATACCGGTGGTACGTACTTGTTCCCACAACACGTACCCATCCGCAGCGTCATCCGTCTGGACTATGATCCGATGGGTGTGTTCGGTGATAACGGCTTCACGCAGCTCTTCGAGGGAAACGACTTCACTGTCGATCCGGATCGTAGACGTATCCGTTTGCTGGTTCCTTACCCGAGCATCTACAACGCACCGGTGAAGACGTACCGCATGCAGCACATCGCTGGCTACGCCTACCACACCATCGACACGAAGTACACGATCGCATCTTCGACCGGAACTCCTGTTGCGTCCACCACGGTGTACGAGCAGTCGAACGGATCCGCGATCAAGATCACCAACGTCGACCTTACAGCGAAGACCATCAACTTCGAACCAGACATCCTGACCTTCGACGAGGGTGATGTCCTGGAGCTCGGTTCCGGAAACACGATCACGCTCGGTCCGGTCCTGGAAGAGTCCATCGTCAACAACTTCCCGTCCCTCGAGGCGGAAGTCATTCGCCAGGTCGTGTACGCCTACGAGCGGCGCAAGTCCTCTGGAAAGCACAGCACCACCACCGGATCCGCCATGACCACGTACATGGGCGAGTACCAGGTGCTGCAGACGCTCAAGGACGCCTGCGACAACTACCAGTACTACGGCGTAGGGTACTGATGCCTTTCGAATTCCTTGTCGAACCCGGGAAGTCGAAGGATCCCGATGGTCTGCATCGGGACGTGTTCAAACTGTTCCAGCAGCACGGCAACGAGTTCAACT